TCATTACTGTCCCCCTTGGCTTTCGGGCTTCCAGTTGTCTACCTCGGCGTACCACTTGCCGGACTTTCCTTCACAGATTTGAATATTGATCCAATCTCCAGATTGTTCGCCCAACCAACGTATCAAATCTTCGCGTTTAATGGAACCATTACATTTGATCCACTCCGGGGCGTTGGGGTTAGGTTTTTTGATCATCAGGCCGTCAACAAATTGTTTCTCTTGCATGGTGCTACTCCGTAAAAGTAAAATTGAGCTCAAACTGTATACGATAATATGGGAGTTAGCAAGCAAAAAAAACCCCCGCAAATAGTCTAATTGCGAGGGCCTTTCCTTACCACTAAGTGCCTACGGAGCACGAGATAAACTATACGGGATAGTATGGGATATGTACAGGAGCTATCCGGTTTTTTTATTTTTTAAGTCTTCGGCGTCTTTATAAAAACTAAACATTACCCGGAGTTGCCCACTGATAGTGCGGCCTTCTGTTTTGGCACGAGATTTAATTTCTTCGTACACTTCTTTAGGCACGAGCACACTTTTCCACTTGTTTGTATCCATTTTTTAATTCCCAGTTGCGTATGTCTGAGACTATATAAGATTATATATAATAACGCAACTAAAAAACCCCGCCGGAGCGGGGTAAAACTAAGGGGAGGAGTTTTATTTAGTATAGACCAAGTTTGTTCGTTTGACTACTTAGCCTCACCCCATGACGGGCCGATCTCAATATCACACTGGCTAGGTACTTCTAATGGCACAGCATTCACCATTATTTTGGACACTTCCTCGGCTTCTGCTCGATCTTTTACCGACATTGCGAGCTCATCATGTACCTGAAGCATGGGCAATCGACCGGATTTGTAGATATCGACCATTGCTTTCTTAGTCATGTCCGCCGCTGACGCTTGGATCAGACGGTTCAGGGCTTTGTACGTGTACGCTCGCTTCAACCGGGTGGTCTCGCCGTACTCTTTAATCGCATCACGGTACGGTAACGCCTTGTTCATGGCAAAAGTATCAGGTTCCCATAGGTCAAACCGGCACTTCCTGCCCAAAAGTGACCTGATCGAGCCCGCACTGGCTTTATCATTGAGTCGATTGGTAACACCTTGCATCAATCCTTTAACAAAAGGTACCCGGGAGTGATATTGCTTGACCAGTTCTTTAGCCTCACTCACCTCGATATCCATTTGCTCAGATAGTTTGTTCACCCCCATACCGTACATCATGCCCAAGTTAATAGTCTTGGCTTGCTTGCGTGAGATGTTAGCCATCTCTGCCACCATTGTGTGGAAGTCCATGTCTGGGTTATTATTGTAGCCGTCCACAAACTCACGGCATGCATCCAATTCAACGCCTCTCATCTTCCCATAAACATGCGCATAATGAACCAAGATGCGCGGCTCTTGTTGCGAGAAGTCAATGGCCGCCCACTGTTCACCTTCTTCTGGTAGAAACAACGAACGGATCATCGGACCGATCACTGGGTCGCGGGCCGGGATTTGTTGCAAATTTGGGTTGGACATAGATATGCGGCCGGACACGGTACCCCCATCGTCTGATCGGATTTGGTTTATGTGGCTATGAATGCGGCCATCCTTACGACAGTGCTTCATGATGGTATTGATGAAAGTGCCCGAAGTCTTATTCAGGTTCCGCGCTTGGAGGATGAGTTGGGCGAGTGGATGCTTATGCTCCTGCAAGAACAGCTTCGTGAAGGACGGTGCGCCTTTTTCGGTCTTTGGGTAGTTGACCCCGACTTTATCGAACGCTTTAGCGAGGGATTGAGCCGCCCAGATTTCGACATTGGCCCCGGCCATGTCTTTGATTTGTTTGATGACGCCCTTTTCCCGCTTGAGGATTTGATCCCGGGTGCGCTCAAGCCTGTTGGCGTCGATTCTGACACCCCGCATGGTCATATCCACGAGGCATGGGAGCAGTTCAAGCTCGAGATTAGCAATCGGCCAGAGGTCTTCCTTGCCCAAAAGAACAGAAAAGCAGGACCACAACTCCAGAGCGAGTTCAGCATCGACCTGAGCGTAGGGACCCACATACATGGCCGGCATTTTCCACATCTCAGCCTTCGGATCAATTCCAAACTGGCGGGCGGCCTCGACTAACGCTTTCTCTGACTTGGTTTTGTTTAGGTAATCATAGGCTAAGGAGTTTAACGTGTAGCTAAATCTGTTTTCATCGAGCAGTGAGGCCACCAACATGGTACAAATGATGCGGCCGTTGACCGTGAACCCCATACGTTTAATCCAACCCAGATCATATTGAGCGTTGTGCATGATTTTCTCAGCCGGACACTCGAACACTTTCTTTAGCCATTTGTTAACAATACGCTCATCAAGGTTACCGCCCCCTTGGTGTCGGATAGGAATGTATCCGGCCCAGTTCTCTACTGCGATAGCGTAACCCACTACTTCACCATCACCTGTGGACCATCCGGGTCCGTTTGTCTTCAGGTTAGGGTCGCGGGTTTCGACATCGATTGCAATACGGGCGGCACCGGTTAGGTCCGGGAGCTCGGTCGGGGGTATCCATTCCGTCTTAGGTGTAAACATTGCCATCTGTAAACTCATTATTTCTTCCTTGGATCGTCGTTCATAGAGTAGCGCAAGTACCACATAGCCTTTAGCTTATCCTGCGCAGAGTATTTGTTCTTTTTGTTCATACGCCAAATGTACTTAAATGAAGCGATCTCCGCATAAATACGAACATTCTCTTTTCCGAAAGCCGCTACCATAGCGTCGATGCACTCAATACTTCCATCTGCATAATGGCTAGGCTGTGACACCATTCTGTTTACGCCCGGTTCTGAACCGCCGTCATTCTTTTCCAAGTGTTTTTCCCAATGTTCTAGGGTTCTTTCGATAGATTTTCCGTCTATTATTACTTCTCTGTCTTTCATATTAAATCCTCTATATCTTTTAAATCATTTAAGCTTGCTTTTGAAAAGAACGCCGGGGTTTCATCCCCAACCCATGAACCAAGTATATTAAACTCAAAAAACTCTACGGCATCGTCGTAAGTCATACCGTCGTTGTAAACTAAAAGTTGTAACACTTTGTCAGTGTCATACAAAATGACGGGCTCTTGTCCGCATCGTTGAACAAGTCCCATGATTGCATCGTTATATCCATCGGCTTTTAACATGTGTCTCTCCTATTAAAGATCATAACTTCGACTAACGTCTTCGGGTTCTACGATAAACAAACTGTGCCTAGTGCGGGTCACGCCCACATAAAACACCCTGTGCATATCATCTGGGTTATCACTCATCTCATTGTCTGCCGCAGGGGATAGGTCCGTGAACAATACAACGTTGTCCGCCTCACCACCTTTTGACCCGTGGATCGTGGACACTGTAATACGGGGGTTTCCGTTAAACTTTTCACCCCGGCGTAACATTGCAATAATATAGGCCCGATCATTCTCGGGTAGTTTATCGAGTGCTTCGTGCCAAATAAGATTGTTGTCGATCAACAGACCGTGCTTACTTTGTAGTTCAGTCAGGTTAACAAACTCGTGATCCTCTACCCCGGGCACTTTCTTAAAGCCTCGGGTGACGTGAGTCTTGATAGACATGAACCCGTATATTTTACGCGCCACCTCACCACTGACTTCGCCTCCTTTACGCAAGTGTTCCCAACCATTTACCGCATCGCTTATTCGCTCCGATATGGACCGGTGGCCGCGATACGTGAACAGGTAACCATTGGCCCTAAGATCGCTTACAACGGGCTGTAACAGGTACCCTGCTTGCGAGAGGACCAGCCACGATCCTTCGGCCATATCTACCGAGGCTAGGGTTGAGATTCGTTGGACGACACCCTCTTCTGTGCGGGGCTCATACTTCTTAGGAAACCGTCGGTGGATGCGTTTGACTACGCCTTCGGCAATGCGGTGAACGGAGCGTGGGACGCGATAAGATTGCGATAGCGTCTCTGAACCGCCGGGTAGATTAATAAACTGGTCGACATCTGCACCCGCCCACCGGTAGATCGCTTGATCATCATCGCCTGCGCAGTACATCTTGTCGGACTTCTTATCTAGCATGTGGGCAATGTCCCACTGTAGTGGCGACAGATCCTGAGCTTCATCTAAGAATGTCAGCTTAAAGTTTGGGCAGACCCTATCTCCTTGCTCGGCAAATACTGCAAGCATGTCTGTAAAGTCATAGAGTCCAAAGCGTTCTTTGTACTCACGCAACGACTTGTCGACATAGTTAACAAGGTTCCACGATTCTTCTAGCCGGCTGATGTTGTACTGGTCGCGTAGCGGGACCTTACGTAACCGCGCTAGGTTAATGACACCAAGCACGGGATCGCTTGATTTAGTAACACTGGGTAGGTCATCATCAAAGTTAGAGACTTTAGAACCGTTCAAGCTAACGCCTGTAACCTTAGACAACTCTCGGTAGTTCTCATCCTGCATTACCTGATTGCCACGAATGTCGGACATAGTCAGTGCCAAGCTGTGAAGTGTACGAAAATTGCACAGGTCATGCTTGGGGTCTAGGTTAAACCGTTCGGCCGCACGTTCCCGGGCTTCGGTTGCCGCCTTCTTTGTAAACGCTAGGAATGCAATATCCACAGGCTGTGTCCCGGACTCCAACGCTTTGTCTACCATGTTCAACAAGGTAGTGGTCTTACCCGTCCCGGGAGGCCCGAATATTCTAAACACTGTCTTTAATCTTTTTGACGATCTGCCGGATGCGCTCACGTGTGAGCCCGTACTTTAATCCTATCGCGGCCAACGTCATCTTTTCTTGGACACGCAATCTGTATATTTCTGCATTTCTTTCTGGAAAACCTTTCATTAAAACGGAACCTCGTTCTGTGTACCAAAGTTAGGTGTAGTAATATCGATGTCGGCTGAAGCAAATGCCGGAACAGACCAAACTCGAATGGCTCTTCCTTTAATCTTTAACACGATGCTTTCACCGTTTATGTCACGCAGTCGTTGAGCGATCTTATGGCTCTTGTAAGCAAACCATTTGTTCTTGGTAAGATAACTCTCAAAATCACGTAACCGGAAGTAAGTGAGATTAGTCTCCTCATCCGTCCAAGGGCGGCGTAGCAGTATCTCTTCCTTATCCTGCGCTTGCTGTAGGAACCGGCAGAACTCTTCTAGGTAATCATAGAACTGTCCTGCTGTACTAGCATCTACTGCAACCTCAATGATGGCAGACTCATTGTCTTTCATGTCCGTGAGCAACGTACTGATACGACTTTCCCACGTTTGCTTCTGGACAGACCGTGGCATGAAGTTTAGCTGTTCCATGCAAGCCTTCTGGAATACAGGCTGACTCATCAGACCTTCAGTGTCTAACTCCAAAGGCTCACCGTTAACATCCATAAACCACACCGGGGGTGTAGAGTCATACTTGCGAAGGTTGGCAATTGATGCGCCCTGTATCGCCGCGCCCACACCAAACTTTCGGGTTCGGCAGAGCTCTTTGTTACAGTACGAATTGATCGGTGCATCATTACACTTGTAGGCATACTCCTTCCGGTGCAACTGCTTGGCAACCAGATTGACCTCGTTAAGTGGCAGGGGTGGTACAAGGTATTGCATGTTGTAGTTCAGAACCTCTAGCTCCCAAGAGTCTGGGTACGCCTTACGCAGATAGACACCGATGTTGAACAGCCCGTTGTTACGACCGCCTTCGGATATCTTATTGCCACACAGTATCTGCAAGCACGGCGGGCCGTCAGCCATGAGCGATGTCTTACCCTTTTCAGCCATGACTTGTAATGCTTTGACTTGCTCTAAGGTCTGCGCGTACTTCTCATGTAACTCAAAGAACTCCTCAATAGTTCCGGACGTGCCGTCATCTTTAATGGCATACCGTAAGCCCTCTTCGGCATTAAAGTAAGGTAGGTTTAAAAAGTTACCAACATCACCCCGGTCGAGGTGTAGCTTGATTTGTTTAGGAAATATTTCACTCTCGCCGTAACCTAGTGCGGCGCTCATGCACTGTAAAGCCTTCTGCATGTCTTTAGCTTCTACCCAATCTGTGGTGAATAGAAAACAATGCGCCCCGCCTGACTTAGATCGGCACACAACTAGAGGTAACTCTAGCTTTCTGATTTTTTCTACTAGAAGTTTGTGGTCTAGTGGATATTGGTCGACATCGATACAACCCCATTTGGAGTTGTTGTCTTCGTTGATAGGGATAATTCCAATCCCGTTTCTGCCCTTTAAATGGTTCTCCCACAAGAGCATGGTCCGTGGTTCGCGTACTAATCTTGCTTTACCCTTGGTCTTACCGTTTGCTCCGGTATTCTCTATCTTGAAGGTACCATAGGCTTCTTGCAGTCCCTCGAAGATGGTCATAAATTTTTCGATAACAATCATATTATGCCTTCATATCTTAAACTGGTAAAAAAGGGCGACCTCTGCCGCCCCTCAACTTACAAACGGTCTAGAATGCTGACCGATCTCCGGTGTTCGCAGTGTCTTCGCCATGCTTGACGACTACATCACCGGCAGTGATGCTTTCAGCGAACTCTTTACAACGGATGTAAGTACCCTTATCAGATACGGGGCTAACACGGCTCATCTCCCAACCATGCCAACTACCTTTACTGTTCTCTTCCTTCAGTGTCTTTAGAAGATAGATGTGACTAAAACGCGGTGGATTGAAGGGGCCATTCTTCCCTTGCATCTGTACTGACTGCATCATCGAATTCCACTTGCGTGACTTTTTAAGCTGAGTTGATTTCATGGCGATCAGCGCGGTTTCAGCCGAGCCGTCTTCGTTTAACACAACAACAAAGTGCTGATGTGTCTCTTCGATATAATCTCCAGTGCCACCGATAACATACTCTTTGTTATCTTCTGTCGAACGCTCTGTCTTCGGGCGCTCTTGGGTGGGCTCGTAG